CAAATACAACGGGATCAAACAATTTTGCAATGGGTAGAAGTGCTCTTCTGAGTAACACTACTGCAAACAATAACCTTGCTATTGGAAATGCTGCATTAGAAGATAACACTACAGGTACTCAAAATGTGGCTATTGGTAACTCTGCTCTTGGAAATAATACAACAGGTGGTTACAATACTGCCATTGGACAAAATGCTCTCTTTGCAAACTTAACAGGTCAAGGAAATGTTTCTATTGGTGGATACTCACTTGCAGACACTACTGATGGTAACAATAATGTTGCTATTGGAAATAATACTTTAGAAAATTCAACATCAGATAATGGGCTTATCGCTATTGGTTACAATGCTTTAAATCAAAATGATGGTGGAGAAGAAAATGTTGCTATTGGTCTATCTACTCTTGAAGATAATACTACTGGTGATTACAATCTTGCTATTGGTAGTTTCGCTCTTTCACAGAATACAACAGGACAATCAAATCTTGCAATAGGATTTAGAACATTGCAAGCAGCCACAACAGCAAGTGGAAATCTTGCTATTGGTAACAATGCACTTGAGAATAATACATCAGGTCAAGGAAATGCTGCAGTTGGACAATCTGCTTTACAAGACAACACAACTGGTGGTTCAAATACTGCATTTGGTGCACAGTCACTTGCAAATAACACTAGTGGTAGTAACAATGTTGGTATTGGACAGTCTACTCTTTTCACTAATACTACTGGTAATAATAATATTGCTATGGGATCTGGTGCACTTCAAGCAGCCACAACAGCAAACAATAACACAGGAATAGGTGTAGCAGCCTTATTTGATAACACTACTGGAGCAGATAACACTGCTCTTGGTGGATTTGCACTTACAAACAATATTACTGGTAATGTCAATGTCGCTATTGGAAACAATGCACTTGAAGATATAACTACTGGTTCTGCAAATGTTGCTGTTGGAACAAGAGCACTTGCTAATATAAATACATTTAACAATGTTGCAATTGGTTTTGAAGCATTAACAACCAATGCTCAGGCTGGAGATGGTCTAGTTGCTATTGGTTCTAGAGCACTTGCAAATCATAATACTGCAAATCAAGTTACAATGGCAATAGGTACTAGAGCACTTGAAAATGCTACATCAAGTAATCAAAATTTGGCTATTGGTTATCAAGCAATGACTTCATCTACTACTGGTGGTGGAAACACTGCAGTAGGAGCACTTAGTATTCTTGCTAATAACACTACAGGTGCTGGCAATGTTGCTTTTGGAAATGCTGCTCTTAATTCAAATGTTAATGGTTCTCAAAATACAGCAGTTGGTGGTCTTGCACTTCTAAACAATGTTGAAGGACAAAACACTGGAGTTGGTAGACAAGTATTACAAAATACAACATCTTCCGTTGCTACTCTTGGAGCAATTACTGGTGGTTCTGGATATACAAATGGTTTTTATCCTGCAGTAACCCTTGCTGGTAATGGAATTAATTATTTCCCTGATGCTCAGGCAGATATAACTGTAGCAGGTGGAGCAGTAACTGTAGTTACAATGATATATTCTAGGTATATCAGAGTTGGACAGCCTTTAACTATTGATAACAGCCTTGCACCTGCAGGCCTATTGACTGGTTCAGGATTCTCTGTTCTAGTTGCAACAACAACTTTTGGTACTCAGAATACTGCACTTGGCCACCTTGCTGGTCAAAACAACTTTACTGGTTCACGAAATGTGTTCCTTGGACGCTCAGCAGGACAGAATGAGACAACTTCTGATAATCTATATATATCTAATTCAAATACATCAACACCTCTAATCAAGGGTAAGTTTGACTCTGCTGGTGGAAATCTTGGATCTGTACGGATTTATGGTGATTTACAATTAACTACAAAGACTCCAGCCTCAGCAACTGCGACGGGAACCGTAGGAACAATCACATATGATAATGACTACATATATATCTGCATAGCAACTGATACTTGGAAGCGAGTAGCAATAAGCACATGGTAAAATTAACTAAGGGAAAAGGGTAATCAAATGAGTCTATCTAAAAGACTAAAGGCATCAGAAGAAGCCAGAGATATGAATAGTCAATATATACTTCCATTGATTCCACCTCGTCCTTTATTTGGTGTAGCCAATACAGGTACATATGTTGATACAGAGTCTGCTATTCGTACATCTACCGTTTATTCTTGCGTAAGACTACTTGGAGATACAATTTCTTCATTGCCAATGGGTGCATATGTACGCAGAGGACGCAATCGTCTTTCATATACAACGGTTTATGGAGAGACTCCAGCATGGGTAAATAAGCCAAACCCAGAATCAACAAGACTAGAATTTATTGAGCAAGTAATTACTTCTATGCATCTACATGGTAATGCATTTATTTTGACGGTACGAGATGATAACAACGAAGTAACAGAACTATATGTACTAAACCCTAATGAAGTAAGAATTGAAAGACCTATTCCAGGAGAGCCACTTGTCTATAGAATTAAAGATATAGAAAATGGCATTTACGATCAAATTTTAACAAGCAATGAAGTTCTACACATTCCACTATTTAGAATGCCAGGATCACACTATGGCTTAAGCCCAATTGGTGCTTGCCGTATGTCTGTTGGTATTGCACAGGCTTCTGATACATATGCAGCCTCATACTTTGGTAATGCATCAAATCCTGGTGGAGTTATTGAAGTTGCAGGAGAATTAAATGCAGAACAAGCAGGAGATATTGCTCGTAACTGGCAAGAATCACACTCTGGACCATACATGTCTGGTAAAGTTGGTATCTTATCTGGTGGTGCAGCATTTAAGCCACTATCACTAAATGCCTCTGACGCACAATTAATTGAGGTCAGACGCTTCAATGTAGAAGATATTGCAAGAATTTTCCGTGTCCCATTGTCACTGCTAGGTCATCCTACACAAGGAGCAATGTCCTACGCATCAGTAGAAGCACAGAACCTTTCATTTGTACAACACTCATTGCGTCCATTGCTAGAGCGTTTAGAACAAGCACTATCTCCACTACTTCCTGAGTCAGATGGATTTATTCGCTTTAACCTTGATGCACTTTTGCGTGGTACTACAATTGAGCGTTTTGATGCATACACAAAGGGACTAAGAGAAGGCTTCTTATCACTAAACGATGTACGCCAATACGAAGACTTATCATCACTTGGTGAGCCAGGAGATCAATACAGACTTCCTCTACAAAACATTGATGCTTCACAAGCACCACTTGTTGGAGATAAGATGAAGGCTGAGATTGCTTCTATCCTTGTCCAGGTTGGCTACAACCCAGATGATGTTGCTAAGATGCTAGATATCTCAGAACTAACTCACACAGGATTGCCTTCAGCACAATTACAGCAAGTATCCTTAGTTGATCCAACAGATCCAAAGGCTGCTTACAGTGATGAGGTCAAATAGCAATGCCAGTAGACAATGTTCCACAGTTCATTAGAGATAATGCACAAAGAGGTCTAGACTATCTGTCAGAAGGTTTTGGCGGAGATGGACTTACTGATGCTACTAAAAGAGAAGCAAGAGAGATGGCTGATGGCAATATCTCTGATAACAAAGTAAGAAAGATGGCACCTTGGTTCGCAAGACACAAGGTAGATGGACAAGCACCAAAGAACAGTAATTCTGAAGACTCAGAATATCCTGGAGCAGGACTAGTTGCTTGGTTACTTTGGGGTGGCAACGCAGACTTTGACAATGCTGCTCAAGATTGGGCACAAAGACAAATAGATCAATTAGATAATGAAACTAATAAAGCAAGGAGCAAGATGAAAAAGACTGAACGCCGTACCTTTACGGTCAGAGACATAGAAGCACGACAGGCAGAAGACGGTACTATGCGTATGGCAGGCTATGCTGCAGTATTCAATGAGGCTTCCTTGCCACTACCGTTTATTGAGAAGATTGCACCTGGTGCATTTTCAAAGACACTACAAGAGACACCAGATGTTAGGTTATTGGCTAACCACGAAGGATTACCCATGGCCAGAACCAAAAACGGTACCATGAGATTATACGAAGACGAAACAGGACTATACTTTGAAGCAGAACTAGCAAATACACAAGAAGCAAGAGACCTATATACACTTGTATCTCGTGGTGATGTTGATCAAATGTCCTTTGCATTTAGAGTAATTCGCCAAAATTGGAGCAAGGATCGTACAGAAAGAACTCTTACAGAAGTCAGCCTTGCTGACGGAGATGTATCAATCGTCACATATCCTGCATATACTGCAACTTCAGTAGAAGCAAGAGAAGCAATTAAGAGAGCAATCTTGCAAATAAAAGAAGGCAGAGAAGTAACTGGTGATTCACTACTAGTATTAGAAAGCGTATTTGGAGACTTATCAGAAGGTCATGAATATATCATGAAGGCTGTTGAAGTCATGGGTACACTACTTGGTAATAATACAGAAGAAGATCCTTCTATGCCAGAATCATGCGATTGCTGTGAAATGGGATGTACATGTAAAGACTGCATGATGTGTGGTGGAATGGAAGAAGATTCTATTGATCCATTACAGGAAGTTGAAGATCAGGAAATGGCTACTAATGTTCTAAATGTTGTAGATGTTCCTGGTCAAGGTGGAAAGATTGTTGGAGATTTCCCATCAGTCCTAAACTTCCTTCCAGATAACATGCCACGATCAATGTCTCTTCGCTTAGCAAGAGCAAAGAGAAACAATATAAAATAATATTCCTATCTAACAAGATAGGTAGAAGTCGGAGTTAGGTTCACACCCGTAAGCGTCGTGAAATCCATAACCACCACCTCAAACTAACAAACTCACAAAGGAGAACAATAAATGTCTTATTTAGACAAAGTAATTGAAGCCCGTGAAGCAGTTAAGGTTGAAATGGATACAATTCTTG